TGTAAATGTCTAATTCTCGTTTTAGAATTGATCCATTTTTGAAATTTTCTTTTAAAACTTCGACCAATTTTTCCTTGGTTTGGTTATCGTTTCTTACGACGGCTTTGGTTAGTTCTTTTACCAAGCATTCGTAAAGAAAAGCGGTATTTCTTTTCTTATTATGTTTCATGCTCATCTTCCCTGTTTGCTAGACTTTCTAGTAATGTTTTTACATCATTGCTAATGTTAAATAGTTTTTGCTCTTCCAAATCCTCGGTTTGTGAATTTTCCTCTACTATTCCTTTACCGAGCGTATAAAGACCTCCGGGTCCTTGATATCCGGGGAACTTTGTTCTTGCGGTTGAACCGCGAACTTCGCCACCAGTGGCCATGTTTTTATAACTCTTAGTGCGACCACCCTTATCGTAAGACTTCTGGTGTCTTTTGTATGGGCCTCGTTTTTTCGGTCGAGCATCATCATCTCTTTTTGCGGGGGGCTGTGCGAGAAGGGTTGTTTCATCATCACCACCACCTGCATCAGCGGGTTCATCTGCTGGTGTTTCTGCTGGTTCATCCTCGCCGCCCAAATCAAGATCGCCAAGACCACCACCTTCGTCACCGCCGAGATCAAGTTCTCCGCCTCCACCGCCACCGGCAGCGGCTTCTTCATCAGATTGACCTGCGGCTTCAAGAGCAGCAGCGTATTTTTTATCAAAGAATAGTTCTCGTTGGTTTCGGACAAACTCTTCGGCAGACATCCCAAACATATGTTCGGCAAGCCATCTCTTAGAAAAGAATCCTTCAGTCGCAGCACCGGCAACATCGAATTTTTGTTTCCAGTGTTCGAGCTCTTGAAGTTCTGCAATCTTTGATGGATTGTTCAGAGAGAGACTGAAGTTAAGCAGGTCATCTCCACGGAACCCGAGAGTAAACAAATGAATAATTCCAATCTTTTCCAACTCTGAAACAGCAACACGTTGTAGTCTTTGTATCGTTCTTGCGAATCGAATATCTTTTTGAGCGAGGGTTGTTTTGTCCTCGGTTGCACCTTCTCCCATCGAGAGATATGATTGGGGAATTTTTAGCGCGGAAAATAATTTGTCGCGGAGATACTTCACATCGTCAATCCCGCCATTATATGAAGAGCCGGGGAGGTTGGTGATATCTGAAGCAGTACCACCACGCACAGGGATGAAGTAATCTTCTTCAACTGATAGGGGGTTATAACGTAGATCGACACGTCCAGTTGTTGGGTCAACGACTTGATGACGCTTCATCTGAGTCATTACCTTCTGCATATATTGCTCTACATCTTCAGGGGCGATGTTGCCCACATCAATTTTAAAAAGTCGTCTTTCTGGTGCTCGGACGATACGATAAGCCATCATTGCGTCCTCAAGCATTGTAAGCTGTCTCCAGATACGACGAGCAGGTTCAAGGACAGAAGTTCCGTATGGTTGAAACCGATCGTTACCAAGCACTCGGAAGTGAGCGACTTGCCAATTCTCAAAGGTCATACCTGCTGAGTTCCACTGGTATTGGACGTAGTTGGGATTCATTGGGTCTTCGCCCTCTAATCTCTCAATCTCTTGAGGAGGTATGCCGATTACATTTTGAATACCTAATTTTTCATCAATATCCATGTATAAAAACAAGTCTCCGTATTTACACATTGTGCGACACCAACTGAAAAGGTTATAGTTTATATTTAAAACGTTGTGATACAAGTTGTCTAATATAGACTTTATCTCATCATTAGAGCAATTAATCCTCAACATAGGTTGCAATGCTGAATGTGTGGTCATTTCATCAGCATATATGTCCAATGAAGACGCTATTTCTGGAGTGTACTCCATCTCATCAAAATCTACATACCGTTCAGTACGGGCTCGGTTGGCCATTGCATTGATGGTCAGTTGGGCCATTGGTGTATTATAGTCTAGTTTTTTAAATTGCTTACCACTTGCAGACTTGAACTGGGTTGCGTACCTATCCAAATGTCTGCGTCTGAGTTGTCGGCCTGTCTCTGTTCTTCTAGTGGTTATTGGTCCCGAAAACAAACGAGTTAACGATTTAAATAAATCGTTTTCAGGGTTGTTTGGGTTCTTACCATTTCTAATTTTTCTACGTGGAGCCATTATCTATCCCTTATAAATCCAAAGAAAATTTTTCTTTTGTTGTAATTCTTCGCGATACTTGTCTTCGAAGGATTGATCATACCCTTCCTGCCCTTTAATAGCAGTATTCATTTTGGTGCTGTTGAGAAACATACCATTCATCATTGCTTTTTTATAAGCAACATCTCTTTGATCTACTTCTATCGCTGTATCTCGCACCCAGCAAGCAATAGATAAGGACATAACCAAGTCGTCATGGTACGAGCGCATTGCTTGTGGTCTCCCGTTGTGCCAGATAAAAGTCTTAAATTCATGAAAAAGTCGCGAAGATCTAACAGTAATTAGTCTGTTTCTTATGTACTCTTCCATTTTAGCCACAATAAGCGGCCTTGTTTTCGATGAATTAGTAAATCCCGGAACGGAGTTTGAGGCATATTCTGCTTTGTGTTGCTCAATGTATTCGTGTGTGCCTTTGATCGAGTAGTAAAGATTTGGATATTCTTTGTTGATAAGTTTTTCAAGAACTGAAATACCAATACCATTGTTCTCAACAACTAAGAGACAACTTCCATATTCTCGACCAGCATCAAACAAGATGTCTGAGTAGTGGTCTAGCGTTGGCTTTCCTTGGTATTCTGCGACGACTTCCATCGTTTCCAATTTAATGACATGAAAAACAGAATAATCTGCTCCATCACCACGAGCAACGTCAGCAACAAGCAGATATTTAGAATCATCTTGGTATTTCTCCCAAATCCAGAAGTTACGATCAAACCCTGTCTTGTAAATAGGGTCGCAGACGCAGGAGTTCGCCCATTCCATGTCCTCTGATTGTAAAACAGTTTCACCGGAAGAATTAAAGTTGCATTCAAGCTCTTGGGCAATTTGCCGTTTAGACATGTTTTTTGTCTCATTTCTGAACCAAGTCATGTCTCTTTCGGGATGAACATCCCATGGAAGATTTACAGATTTAAAATCATTTTGGTTGTCCACAGCATCTACATAAGTTTTGTGAAACCAGTTACCAACACCATTCGGTGTGCTTAGGGCGATACAACGACCACCTGTGGATAGCGTGGGATAAAGCGCAGTCCAGAGTTCATCAAGGCCATCAACGAAAGCAGCCTCGTCAATCACAAGGAGAGAAAGGGCTTCCGAACGACCAGCGTCTCCGGAGGTGGATGATGCTTTGATCTGGGATCCATTAGACAACTCGAACGAAGTTCTGTTGTCGATTGCGATATCAGTGATGCGAATCCAATCAGGCAGATTCTTCATAATCGCCTTTACTTTCTTTACAAGGTTCGCAGCGGTTGCAAACTTGGTCGCAAGGACCATAACATTCTTGTCGCGGTGAAACAAAATCAACCAGACAATATAGGCGGCAGTAATCGTTGAGATGCCTAACTGTCTGGCTTTTAAGATAACCGTAAAACGGAAATCGTTGTAATCTTGAAGGAGGTCATCCTGATAGGGGTATGTATCAAATTTTATTAGCCCTTTGAGAGGATGTGAGATACGGCAATATGTGTTAATAAAGTAAACCGGATCTTTACCCGATTTTACAATTTCTTTTACAATTTCTTTCTTTGATAGCTCAAATCCCATTATTTCCTTGTATCGTTAGTCGGGCGCTTCTTTGATGCTTGATCAAGAAACTTTCGTGTGATCTCGCGCACAGTCGGCTCTGACGGTTGAAGGATGCCTTCTGCATCAACTTTACCAATTTTGTAGTACTGGGTTGCTTGAACCCAAGAATGCACACGAGAAGAAGATTGGACTAGAACCTTTGCCTCGCCATCCGTTGTAAGAGTAACAGGATTTCCTGTGATGGCTTTGTATTCTTTTTGTAGAAACTTTTTAATTTCATTTATTCTTCGATTGATCTCATCTTCAAAACCACCAGCGTAAACTTGCTTGAGTTTAATTTCGCTTTGGTAGGTAATAATCATGTTTGGCCCTGAAAAGCGAACTTTGAAGCCATCAATAACTCGGCGATCGATGAGTGGTTGGCCTTCTTCTCTTGCAAGTCCGGCGGATCTTTCTTTACCGTCATCGTTATAACGAGGGTCGTGAGATCCGTCGTACGCTCTTGAAGCGGCTTGGGCAAGGCCCTGAATAATTTCTAGTGTTGTACTGCTCATTGCTTAGTCCTCATCATCATATAAATCGTCGCGGGTGTCAACTTCTTCGGCACCTGCTAGCATTTCTTTGGCTTTCATTGCAGCGGCTAAAAGACCACTACCCGCAATTACAGGAGCAAACTCTTGACTCATCTTAATTAACATATCAACGGCCATTTGAAGATTTTCAGGAGTAAGATTCTCAAAACCTTCGTCAATCTGTTCTTCTTCAATTCTCTTGGGGACGCCAACCGCTTGCGCAACCTGAAGTATTGGGTTCTCATTTTCGGTCATGTTTCCAAGCTCTTCTTTAATCATCTCTTTGAGGAGTTTAGTCGTTAGTTTCATTGTTTGGTCTCCAGCCGGTTTTCCATCTTTCTTCTCGACCCTCGACCCATTGAACATAACATTTAAAGCAGCAATCAAACTTTGTAAAGTATAGATCGTCTTGCGCTTTTGTAGTATAGACAGAACAAACAGGACAGGAACGATTAGAATCACTATTAAGTAGTTTTTTTGGTATGAAAACACCATTTACTTCTTTTTTGTCGTAATCCTCTTCCTGTCTTTGGTGTCGGTAAAACTCTTTAAGTTGCTCAAAGTACTCTTGATCCTTTTCCTCAGTCCATGTTTTCTTTGGATTTTGAACCGCTAACTCACCGTATTTTTTGGCTATTGCTTGTTCTATTTTAACAACATAATTTGGGTCTTTCGACATTATCCCTCCGACTTCTTTTGCCACTCGTATGAATTCTTATCTTCGCTTATTGGTCCACCAGCGGCCCATGTGTAACATGCTCTTGCACTATGGCATTTAAAATGATGCATCCAGCAATATCCAAGATAACCGTCAGCGTCCTCAATTGGTTCAGACACCGGACCGGGCAAGCACTCAAGCATTCTTGGTGAGATATCAAATGCTATACAGTTGGCGCATCTGGATTCTTTGGCTACATCTGGTGTAGTATTCCAGTGTTCTGCTGCTCTATCCCAATAAGCCTCATCTGATAAGTTAAGTGGGCCATACTGAATATGTTTTGCTTGTATAGCAGCGTTTCTATTCTTTGTATTTAATTCTAGATCTTGGGTCGCCTTTGGGCAAACCATATCCATCATATTTTTTATGGCTTTTGAAATTCTTACTTTAATCATTTTGCTAGTCCTTTACAGAATGATATATCCCCAGCGATGTTAGTGTTCCAACGGTAAAGCCTGTTGAAATCCAAAGAAATGTTCTCGCGGGTTTATGTTCACCCCTTAAATAGTCTATTTCTTGTGATTGTGACTCAATTACGGCGTTTGCCCTCTCAAGTTTACCCTCAAGGCTAATTTGCATGATTTGAAAATCATAGTTCCATTTGGCTTGTGCTTTCTCCAATTCGAAATCAACTTCGATTGAACACGCCTCTTCAATTGACTTTTGGTCTACAATTAAGTTTGCTACCGCTTCGTCGTTAAATAAACGACCAGAAAACGGTGCGGGTTCACCCTTCGTGAGTTGGGTGAATTGCGGTTCGCCATGCGCTAGCGAACATAATAATAGTAAAATCATATTTCCTCTATGTTAAACTGTTCTTTTAAAATGCGATCGATCTCGTCAGCATCTTCTCGTGCCTTCTCAAGTAAACTCTTTACTTCTTCTGCTTTCGACTTCTCAAGCTCAGAAGTCGCGGTGGCTTTCTTTTCTTCTGCGGTCTTAATCGCTTTATCATAGGTTTCTTTAGCGGTTTGCCGTTTTTGGATCTCTTTCTCATAAGATTTTTCAATCGCTTTCTTTTCTTTTTTCCATTGTGCCGAAGCCATTGCGCGATCAAGTTTTAATCTCTTTTCAACTTTCTTGCCGTATATTATGCAAACCAACATAGCACCGAGAACTACTAAGCCCCTCCAATAGTTTTTGCAGAAAGAGCAAGTCAAATCCCAGTACTTTTTGATTGCAAGCAGCGTCACTATCTTCCGTGTCTCCAAGCCTTCATTGTATCAACAGCAGATTGACCGCCGATGTAAACAATAGCAATTAGACCCCAAGTGTCGGAATCAAGACCAGCGGTCGCAAGAAGGTAAGTGGCTGTTCCAAATACCAACAATTTGCGAGAAACTACTTTACCAAGAATAGTATCAAGCAATCCGCCTTTGTTACCTAAAGAGGCGACGCCCTTAACAACGCTGTCGGCAACTCTACGGATGCGACCTTTGGCGACAGAAGCGACTGCTTCTTTTGCTTCGTCTTTTATATCTTCTAAACTCATAAATTTACCCTCGCATATCCTTTTTTCTTTTGAATATCAATAGTTAAGTCAGCGCAATCTTTTAAAGAATCAAGATGAGAGATAAGCAAGACGGTCTTAAATTGAGACTTAATCATCTCAAGCATCTTAACAAACCCATCCATATGTTCTTGATCCAAAGCAGTGGCTGGTTCATCCAATATAAATAGTTCCGATTTTGGCAAATTCGTTATTGAAATCAAAGCAAGCCGAATGGCCATAGCCGATAATGTTTTCTCTGCGCCTGAACCCATAGACATCGGTCTAGCATCATATTTTGGATGTTTTAGCATGATATCTAGAGACTTACCATTATCAACGAAGAACACCTCAAAGTCAACAATAGAAGTTAAAACTTTGGCTATCTCTTCGTTAATTACGGGAAGCATTTGGCGAATCACGTTGTAGGCAATACCGTTAGGATGCATGCATTGGAGGAACAGGTCGAGAGCCACAAATTCTTTTTCAATGGCCTCAAGTTCCTGTTTTCGTTCTTGGTAAGAGGTTATCGCTTGCTGGGTTGATCCCTTCTCGATAAAAAACTCTTGGAGTGCCTCTTCACAATCTCTTTGTTCTCCAGTCAGTTTTGATCTTGCACGAGAGTATTCGTCTCGTTTAGCAAGGAAGGCTTCTTTGTTTTCAATCGCTTCCCGATTCTCTTCGTACAAATCCCGAGAGGCAATCAAGCCATCAAGAGCAGTATTATTAATCTGGATTTGCTTATTGTTGCTTTCTATTTGCAATCCATCTCGCTCTATCTCTGTTTGTAAAGAATCGCGTCGAGATACAACTTCATGATAAGAGGCGATCTTTTCTTCAATGTCCTCGATGTTTAACTCAGATAGTTTGCTTTCAATATTTTCTGCATGCATCTTCAGGTTCGACATTCGCTCTTTGAGATCTTTGAGGCCAGCCTCTGCTTTCTTTGCATCCTTAACAAATTTGTTGTTAATGCAGTACTTGCAATCAGGATCGTACTCATGGTTATCAAGCAGTTTCATTTTCTTATTAGAATTTGAAATTGTGGTAGATAGGTCACGAATGTCCGAAGAATTTGAAGATTTAGAGTCAATCAGTTCAGAATGCCTTTGTTTTTCCTCTAGCAACACATTAAGATCAAATGTATCAACAAAGGCAATGACTTCTTGTAAAGTTTGCTTATTAGTAGAAATTTTCGACGACAACGATGCGTTTTTAGTCATAAGTGATGTCGTGTGGTTTTCCTTTTGTAGAATGCGTCTATTAATGCTGGAGATGTCAATAATCTCTGCTGGGATTGCATCAATCGCTTCATTGATCTCCTCAAGTTGAGCGACCATTGTTTTTAGTTCAATATCTATCTCTTTGCATCTTTCATTCTTTTCTCGAATATCAATTTGAATATCATCAAGCACATCTTGTTTCTTGCCGATCTCAAGATCCCAGTTCATTGAACGAAGGTGTTTGATAACAGATTTTTTCTCTGATAGTTCTTTTTTGGCTAACTTGAACTTGGCGTCAAACAAATCAAGGTCAAGAAATTTAGCAAGAATCTCTTTTCGCTTGGTCGAGCCCTCTTTTACAAAAGATAGCGAGTCCATCTGTGAAGCCATGGAGGTCAAAAGAAAATCTTCGATGGTACCAAAGTGTCTTCGTATGTTTGCATCGGTCTGATTACGAGAAGTACCATTAAGAGATTCCCACTTCTCT